GCGCGGCCGCGGATCAGGCGCTCGGCCTCGTTCATCCACGGGCTCGAGGTGTCGGCGGCCTGCGTCGGCGCCGGGATCAGCTGGTGGGCCGCGATCGTCAGTGGATAGGCGACGTCGGGCACCGGGTAGAGCCGCAGCTGATAGTCATAATAGGAAAAGCACTGCGGCTGTCCCCTCTGGGTACCGCTCTGGGTCAGAACCTCGAGATCTTCCGGCTGGTAGCGCGGCAGGTCGAACTTCGCGGTTCCGATGGTCACCGTGATGTAGTCGAATTCGTAGAGCGTGGCGAGGAGCGGATCGTCGGTCGCGGTGTAGAATTCCTGGTTGGCCACCGTCGACAGCGACAGATCGCGAGTCTCCGAGAAGATGAAGCGATGCGGCTGATAGAACGCGATGGCATCCGTGATGCAGACGGTGATCTGCGGACCGAGATCGATGCGTGCGATCTGGTCCGCAATCTTGTCCTGCATGTAGCCGAGCGAGCCGGCCGGATAGGTCGAGGGCCAGGGCATCGGCGCGCCTCAGCCTATTTTGTCCACCACTGACCGGCCGTCATACAGTAGAAAATCGTCGGCGTGGTGTTGGTGATGCCCGTCAGCGCCGCGTTCTGGCCCAGCGAGTTGATCTGATCGCCGCCCGTGACGCCGCCCTGCGCCGCCGACGCGGGATAGACTGAGAGGTTCTGGGCACCGTGGTTGATGACGTCGATCTGCATGCCGACCTTGGCCGGCGGCAGCGTCCCACAATCGCCGGCATTGGCGACCGTCGAGAAGCCGACCTGCGAGGCCGTGATCGGCGTGCCGCCGGCCTGGCTGTGCGTGGTCGAAGCGGTGAGGCCGTCGACGCTGGAATAGGTCTGAAACGCGCCGCCGCCCGACGACGTAAATCCGGTGCCGAGACCTTCGGTATACCAGGAGCCGGCCGTGGCGCAGATGTAGAGCACGACCGAGTTCGACATCTGCGAAACGCCGGTCGCGGTCGCGCTGTCGTCGATGGTGTCGCCGGAGCCCGCCATCCCGAATACCTGCATCGGATTGGCGCCGTGGTTGATGACCAGCACCGTCATGCCTGCGACCGACTTCGGCAACGCGACGCTATCGCCCGCGTTCGTCACTGTCGTGATGCGGTTGACCTCGTTGTAGAGCTGCAGCGCGTTGGTTTGGCCGCCTCCGGCATGCGCCGTGAGGTTGTCGTTGGCGCTCTCGATCAGGATGCCGACCTGGACGAAATTCTTCTGGTTGGTGCCGTCCTCGCCCGAGGGAACGGTCTTCAGCGTCTGCGATGCTGTGGTCATGTCACGGTCCTCATGAGGAAAGAGCGCGGAAGGGGCCGGAAACGTCCCGGCCCCTCACGAGGATCTGCGATCAGCCGCCCGACGGCCCGACACAGACGTACTGGACCTTGTTACCCGAGGTCGACGTCTGGGTCAGGGTGATCGCGGTGTTCGAGACGGTGTAGGACTGCGAGGCCAGCGGCGTCGCGATCCACGTCACCACGCAATATGGCGTGCCGGTATAGGCCGCGGCGAAGGTGATGACGCAGCCCGTCGCCGAAGTCCCCATGGTGACGATGCCGGCGGTATCAGACCCGGTGATCGCGGGCGAGCCGGTACCGCACGACGTCAGCACCGGCGGCGTCGCGTTGGTGTTGACGTGGGCGTTGGCGTTGACGGCGCCGTTATGGGTTTCGGCGCCGGTGAAGGTCGACGTGCCCCCGACTGCGAGATTGCCGTCGAGCTCGAGGTTGGCGGCGAACGCCGGCGAGAGGGCCAGCGCCGCGATGGCGCCGGCTGCGAGGAACTTCCTGATCATGCTCTTCACGACGCCCACCCTCCTTCGAAAACGATTGTGATCTGCGCCTTGCCGGCGGTCGGCGCCGTCCCGGTCGGGACGTAGGTGGCGTAGACCGGCGTGTCGGCCGCCGCGGCGATCGACTGGCCGAGGCCGCGAGTCGGCAGGTCGACGCCCGCGGCGGCGGCGTTGATATCGCCGGTCGTGGCGATGTTGTTGTAGGTGGTCGAGTTGGTGCCGACCGTGACCGGGTTGGTCGACCCGGCATTGAACGGCGTGATGATCTCGACGATCGTCTGCAGGATCACGGCACCCTGCGGCAGCGCATTGGCGAACGAGGCCAGCGCGATGTCGGGATCGTTGTAGTTCAGCGTCCGCTTCAGGGTGTTTGGCACCTGTCGCGGATCCCGGCGGCTCGCCGGGAAGGACGGCGTGGTGTTGGTGGTCATGGGTCCTAGGTCCCTAACAGGAGGAAGTGGCGGGGCGGGGCCGGAGCGCCCCGCCTTGAGTTCGTCGATCCCTTAGGTGTGCGGCGCCGCCCAGGTCGAGATCACGACCGAGCCGAAGTCGACGGTGCCGGCGGGCGTTCCGAACTGCACCTTCTTCATCCCCCAGATCGCCCAAGCCGACACTTCCATCCGGCGCTTGTGGTCGAAGAGCTCCTCGTTCCACCGGTACTTGGTGGGCGAGTCCTTCTGGCCATAGCCGATGGTGCAGGCCTGCGCGCCGAGCAGCACCGCGCGCTTGACGTTCTGGGTCCCGTTCGCGCCGTTCTGCGCCACGCCGGCGTTGCTGACGCCTGGCGTGATGTCGTAGGCCTCGCGCAACACGCACTTGTTGTAGTAGCCGAGCGCGCCATTGAAGATCGGGTTGTCCATCGGCTTGCCGCCCATGAACGCGAACTTCGTGATGTCGAGCCACTGGCCGCTGCCCGTATTGGTGCGCAGCGACGTGACCTGGTAGGGATGCAGGTACACCACATACATGTCCTCCCCATTGATCTTGATCGGCCGGATCTTGGGGATGGTATTGTTGCCGTTGGCGTCCAGCGGCGGCGACACCGCCTGTTCCTTCGCCTTGTCGATCAGATCGATGGTGAAGGTGTCGTTGGCGGTGAGATTGGCGTCGTCGGTCGCCGACGACTGCCGCAGGATGCGGTTGCCGACGGAGGTGGCCGCGGTCGCCGCCTGCATGCCGGTGAACTTCGTCACGGTCTGCGGCGTGTAGCTGCAGACCTGGTTGAAGAACGACACCGACAGGCGCTTCGACCACCAATCCTTGAGGCCGTCGCGGGCCTCGGCGCGCAGGTTGAACGGCACCCGCTGCTGGTCGATGGTGTTCTCGGACTTCACGCCGACGACGTGGCCGAGCTCGTTGATGGTGAGCTTGTCGGAAAAGATGGCGAGCGATTCGCCGTTGCCTTCCGCCAGTTCGTTCTCGGTGAAGCCGGCCCCGATCAGCTGGATCCGCAGACCATAGGTGATCTGGTCGCCCGGTCCCTTGGAGCTCTCGGTCTTGCGCTGGATGATCGAATTGTTGTTGTCTCCGATCAGCGGAAAGATGTCGGTCGCCTGCAGCGCCTGGACATCCAGATCCTTCGACCAGAGCTTGACCGCCAGCGCATCGTTCAATCCAAAATCGGTTGATGCCACGGTGTGACCCTCTGTGTGAGTGCGAGCCGCCCAGGCCTCGGACTGGAACGGCGGTGACGTGTGGAGGGCGTCGGATCACGTTCGGCGCGGACGAAGCGAAAAGGATTGAACTGCACTCGCAATGCAGTGGCGGTTTGGCGCAGCCGCCGGGCGAAGCGATGTTAAGGCCTGTCCTCGCAAGACAGTATTCCGGGACGAATGTTCGCGGGGTTTGATCGATAACGGCGATCGGCCGAAGCGATGTTAGAGTGCTCGCAACACTTCAGGCTTTCGAGAGGAAGGGCGTGCGCCCTGCGGCTGATGACGGAGCCACCCGAAGCGAAATTTGGTCTGCCCTCGCAAGGCAGTCTCGACACTCAACTCATAATATGATTCTCGACCTTCTACAAGATCTCAACGCACGGTTTTACGCCGCGCGCGCCCCGAGCGCGTTATCCAGCGCCTCGCGGTTGCCCGGCTTGGCGAGCCACGCGATGAATTCCTTCTCGGGCATGTTCGAGAGCGTTTCCAGCGACAACCCCTCGCCGGCCGCGCCGCCGCCCGCCGACAGCGATCGCGACGACGCCTGCCCGGCCTTGATCCGGTCGATTTCGGCGGTGACGGAGGGTGCAGCCGGCGCGGGCGCCGGGGCAGCAGGCGCTGCGGCCGTCGCGGCGGCCGCAAGCGTGCTGCCGGCCGCGGCGGGATCCGCGGGGGCGCCCGGCGCCTTCGGCGCGTACCCCATGGAGGTCGCGAGCGCGTAGATCTGCGCCGAGGGCGACTGGCGCTGGCCGATCGCCCGCGACACCAGGTTCATTTCCTCGGTGTAGAGGAAGCTGCGGACGTCGTCGGGGGCGTAGCCAAGTGCCGCGAGCTGCTCGCCGCGCTTGGTCAGCAGGAAGTTGTAGGCATCGTTGAAGTCCGGTTTCTGGCTCCGGAACGTAGCCGCGTCCTGCGAATAAGTCCGGACGATCGCCGTGGTCTGGCGCTCCTGCTCGGTCTGGGTGCGGACCTCGGTCTGCTCTTCCTTCAGCCGCGCGATCTGGCGGTTTTGCCACTTCACATAGGCGAAAATGTCGGCTTCCGGATCTGGCTCCGGATCGTCGGCGCCGGGCGCCGCGGCCGCAGTCGCCGGGTCCGGCTGCTCGACCACGGCGGTCAGCATCTTCAGCCGCTCGTCGATGCGAGCGCGGATGTCGCGCTCGTGCTGGAGTTCCTTCTCCAGCGCAGCCGCGGTCGAGCGCGCTTCCTTCAGCGCCCGGCTGTCGACCATGCGCCGCTTGGTCTTGCCGTCGGGGCTCGGGATCTCTTCCTCGCCGAGTTCCGGCGCCGGCGCGGCACTGGCGGCAGCCGCAGCCGCAGCGGCCGGATCGGCCTCCGGCAGCGTGCCCGCAGCGCCGGCATCAGCCGGGCCTGCGCCATTTGGCGCACCCTCGCCGCTCGCGGCGCCGTGCGCCGCGCCGGCGCCGGCAGCCCCGGCATTCTCCGCCAGCAGCGCATCGGCGTCCGCGCCATTGCTGTCGAAATAGGCCTGTTCCGCTGGCGTCAGGGCATCACTCTTCATGGAAATCTCCGGTCAGATGCGGTTTGAAACTGGCGAAGGTCAGATCGTCGAACGCTCCTGCGGCGACGGCCTTCGCGCCCAAGGTCAATTCCATCAGGCCGAGCGGCGGATGATCGTCGGTGGACACCACCCGGATCGCATAGCGCCGGCCGTTGACTTCACCGCGGTAGACCAGGCTCTCGACCTCGTCGTCTTCGCCATGGCGCACCGAGACTTTGCCCTGGTCCCAGATCGACAGGCCGAGTTGCCTTTCGAACAGTTCCCGCAGCTTGCGGGTGGCGGCGACGCTTGCTGTGATCATTGCGGCATCACCGGCGCAGGTTCAGGTGCCGTATGCGGGATCGGCTGCAGTGCATCACGCATGGCCGCGACCCGCCGGGCGTTGGTATCGGCCACGGTGTTGTCGCGATCGGCGTGGACGCCGCCGATGCTGGCGCGGGTCTTGTCGGTTTCTGCCGCGATCTGCTTGGCCTTGGCGTCCTCGGTGTGGATTTGCGCCGCCTTGTGAACGGCGTCGAGGTGGGTTTGCAGCGGATTGCCGTCAGGCGCGTTTTCCTTGGTGAGCAGATGCTGCGCCATGGCGAGATCGAGCGTCGCGGTCGCCTGCGTCGCGCCGGCCTTGGCGTTCTGCATCTCGGCCGTCGACTGATCCTTGTCGATCGCCGCCACGATCTTCTCGATCGCCAGCTGCGAAGCCTGCTGCTGTTCAGGCGACGGTGGTGTGTTGATTTTCGCGGCCAGCGTATCGACCAGTTTGCTCGGCAGCGGCGAGTAACGCAGGATCTCGACCAGGAGCTCTGGATTGCTCGTCAGCTGATCCTTGAAGGTCGGCAGCATCTGGACGATCAGCGCCCAGGTGGTTTCCTTCTGGTTCGGCGATGTCGGCGTGTCGTCGACCACGACGTCGTATTGCCCCAGGCAGACGTCGCGCACCAGCGGGATCGCCTGCAGCCCGTCCGGCCCGGTGACGCGAATGATGCGGCCGTCCGAGATGTAGTTCTGGATCATGAACAGCCGGATCCGGCCGACCAGCTTGCGCGCACGGCGCAAGCTGTCGAACATGGTGGCCAGCACCGTCATGCCGGCCTGCTTGCGCTGGGCCTCCAGGATACCCGGCTGGTTCTGATCCTGCTGGCCGAGCAGCTCGAGGTTGATGCCGGTGACGTCGCGCAGCGACGAGATCGCGAACTCGAGCAGCTGGTAGAAGCCCTGCGGGAATTCGGCGACCGGTTTGGGCACGAATTTCGGGCCGCCCTGGCCTGACAGCGCGTTCTTCTTGACGTAGGTGATCGCCTGCGGCTTGGCGTAATTCTCCTCGAACTTGACGATGTTGCTGGCGATGTCCTCTTCCGCGATGATGCCGCCCTTGGCCTGCGAATTGAGGATATGCATGGTCTGCGACAGCCACTTGTTCGACCACTTCGCCGGATCCTTCATGATGTGGATCAGGCCGAACCATGTCCCCTTGTTGTGGTCGGGCGTGCCGGTGATGCAGGTCCAGGTGAAGCCGGCGAACGCCTTCTCGCCATCAAGTGTCGG